TATCGTGTTTGGTTCTATGCATACAATCTTCCGACCGAACTAAGTGATTATTCAGACCAGATTGTTATTCCGAATATTTATAAGCCGGTGCTGCTTGCACGGGCCCGTTACTACATTCATCAATTCAAAGAAAACTCTCAGGCGGCTGCCTTTGCCCTTGAGGATTATCGTCGTGGCTTACGCCTCATGAAATCTAACCTCATGGAGCCTGCACCCGACTATATGAAAGATGACCGAGTAAGGTTCGTTTAATGTCACAACCTTTTGGTGTATCCTGCCGGGGTGGTCTTAACACCAATCTGAACCAGTTTGATATGCTGGCTCAGCCTGGACTAGCGACTCAGCTTCAAAACTTTGAAGTTGATCCTGATGGTGGGTACCGCCGCATTAATGGCTATACGGTCTATGGCGGCGAAAGCGGCACTCGTCCCGAAGCAAATGAAAAGATTCTTGGATTGTTTCCGTATGCTTTGGGCGTTATCGCAGTTGTTAATGAAAGTGTGTATTATTCTGAAGATGGTATTACTTGGATTAAAGTTAATTATAACACTGGGCATTCAGGCGTAACTGAAGCCAATCTAAGCAGTCAAACAGAACTTCCTAGGGTTGGACAGGGACAAGCACAGTTTGCATTGTTTCAGGCTCCTACGGGCCATACGACCAATGAATACGGTTCATTAAGCATTGCAACGGGCCCTAATAAAGTTGCACACTTTCATATTGATGGTACGGGTGCTGGTCGCCTTTTTGTTTATGAAGAAATTTCAAACCCTGCGGCAGGCAAGTATCTAGAAATTCATGATAAGCACCTATGTGTTGTAGATATTACAAATGCTCCTAGCACCGTCTATTACTCTAAGACTAATGACGATAGAGACTTTACGGGTACGGGGTCAGGTGCGGTCACCATTGCAGACCGTATTGTAGGTATTAAGTCTTTCCGTGATTCTCTATATATCTTTTGTGAAAACACGATTCATAGACTTGATAACATTAACGACTCTGCAGCCGTTGCAGTTGTACAGATTACTAATAACGTTGGTTGCCTTTCGGGCTATAGCATCCAAGAAATTGGTGGTGACCTTGTGTTCCTTAGCCCTGATGGTATTCGAACCATTGCAGGTACGGCGCGCATCGGGGACGTTGAGCTAGGCTCCGTTTCTCGACAGGTCCAACAGCTTATTGGTTCTCTTGCTTCTGAGATTGATCAGTATACTATTAATAGTGCGGTATTGCGATCTAAGTCCCAATATCGTTTGTTTTATTCAAAGGATGTTACGGGTTATTCAACTGTTAAAGGTTTGATTGGTACCTTAACTCCAAATGGTTTTGAGTGGTCTGAGACCCGAGGTATCCAAGCCTTCGGTTTAACTTCGGGTTTTGATGCAGACGGTATTGAAGTTTTGTATCATGGTGATTATAATGGTTATGTTTATAATCATGATACTGGTCCTAGCTTTAATCCCTCAGGAACTTCTACCAACATTAAAGCCGTTTATCAGACGCCTAACTATGACTTTGGTGATATCGGGACTCGTAAGACTCTAAAGTATGTTCGCATTTCTTTGAGTCCTGAAGGACAGGTCGAACCTAGCTTGCGGGTACGTTATGACTATGAGGACACTAGCATTCCTCAACCCGCCGAATATGTACTAAGCTCTGTTCCTAGTCCTGCAATTTTTGGAACTTCTCTTTTTGGTAGCGTATTGTTTGGGGGCACTAACGACCCAATGGTACGTCAAACTGTTGAGGGCAGCGGCAACACCTGTTCGTTTCGGATAACCAGCGAAGATACTAACGCTCCTTATTCGATCAACGGTCTTTATATTGATTACATGCCTTCAGGCAGGAGATAAAGTAAATGGCTCAGAATTATACTCGACAAAGCTCGTTTGCTGATGGCGATACAATCTCTGCTAGTCTTTTTAACGACGAGTATAACCAGCTAGTCAATACCTTTAATTATTCTTCGACCGACTCTGCAGCTACGGGTCACCGCCATGATGGAACTGCGGGCCAAGGCGGCAATATCTTTAAGATTGGTGACCTAGATTTTCTTAATAAAATTGAGGCTGATAGCTCTAACAATCGTTGGGGTTTCTGGGTCGAAGTCAGCAGTGTTGCTGTTGAGCAACTGCGGATTCAAGATGGTGCCTTAGTACCTGTAACTGACAATGACATTGATCTTGGTACTAGCTCTGTAGAATTTAAAAACCTTTATCTTGATGGCACTGCTAAGGTTGATACGCTTGTTGTTGACGAAACTGCAACAATTGCCGGAGCAACTACGTTCAGTTCTACTCTAGGGGTTACGGGTACTACGACGCTATCTTCGACTCTGGGCGTTATGGGCGCAACGACTCTTAGCTCGACGCTGGCAGTCACTGGTGCAACTACCCTTAGCTCAACGCTTGGTGTCACTGGTGCGACGACTCTAAGCGATAATTTAACTGTTGCAGGGAACACTGTTCTTAACGGCAATACGACTATTGGTAATGCTGCAACTGACACCGTAACTATTACGGCAGACGTTAGCTCCAATCTTATTCCAAGTGCTGACAGCACCTATACGCTTGGAGACTCTTCAAACTATTGGTCCGCAGGTTACATCGATGCTCTCACAACTACTGGTAACGTGTCTGTTGGTGGCAACCTTACTGTTACCGGCAACGCGACCATCTCAGGAAACCTTACGTTTGGTGATGCCGATACCGACACTGTTAGTTTTTCTGCTGATGTTGTCAGTGATATTCTCCCCGATGTAACTGGTACTTATGATCTTGGTAGTGCTACGAAACAATGGCAAGACCTATTCATTGATGGCACTGCTAACATTGATAGTCTTGTTGCTGACACAGCAGACATTAATGGTGGCACGATTGATGGCGCGATTATTGGTGGGTCTAGTGCAGCCGCCGGTACCTTTACGACTGCTACGGCCACTACGGGTAATATTACTACCGTTAATGCAACTACCGTTGATACCACGAACATTGAAGTTACTAACCTCAAAGCTAAGGATGGTACTTCGGCAGGTTCTATTTCAGATTCTACGGGTGTAGTAACTCTTGCTAGCTCTGTTCTAACTACGACGGACATTAATGGCGGTACCGTTGACGGAGCCGTTATTGGAGGCTCTAGCGCCGCTGCTGGTAGCTTTACGACCCTTGGAGCCTCTGGAGCCGCTACCCTTAGCTCTACGCTGGCTTTGACGGGTGCAGCAACTCTTAGCTCTACGCTGACTGTTGCGGGCACTACGACCCTTAACGGCAATGTGGTTGTAGGTGATGCGGCTACGGATACCTTAACGGTCACTGCGGACATTGCATCTAATTTGATTCCGAGTGTTGATAGTACCTATGCCCTTGGAGACAGTTCTAACTATTGGTCTAATCTTTATGTAGATGCTGGGACTGTTCAGGGTGTTTTGACTTTTGGGTCTTTGTCTGATGGTACCATTACCGTTACTGGTTTTGTAGACGAAGACGACATGGCATCAAACAGCGCAACTTTGGTGCCTACGCAACAAAGTGTTAAGAACTATACCGATACTACTGCTAGTAACAATGCTGTTGCCCTGGCGATTGCGTTAGGTTAAATAGAGGACTTTAAAGACTATGGCTAATACTTTCAAACGCTATGCTTCACGGGATGTAGGTACCAGCGCCGTTACGGTTGGTAGTTACACGGTAGGTGCTAGCACTCAAACTACGCTTATTGGCCTGACGGTAGCTAATACGACCTCTAGTGCCATTGCAGTAGATGTTATTCATAATGATGGTGCCAATGATACCTATGTAGTTAAAGATGCTCCGGTGCCTGCAGGGGGGTCTTTGGTGGCCGTTGGAGGCGATCAAAAGATTGTACTTGAGACCGGCGATAGTATTAAAGCCGTGTCGAATACGGCAACGTCTGCCGATGTTCTTATGAGTCTTTTGGAGATCACCTGATGGCTGTTATTGGACGCGAGGCCGCACGGGCACCCCTAACCTCTGCGGACATTAATGATGGGATTGTCAGTGCCGATGATCTTGCGGCAACTCTTGATCTAAGTTCTAAAACTATTACGATGCCTTCCCTGTCTACCGTGGACATCAACGGCGGCACCATCGACGGCGTGACCATTGGCGGGTCTAGTGCTGGGGCGATTACGGGAACGACTGGGCAGTTTAATACGTCCTTGAATGTTGACGGCACCGTCACGGCTGATGGGGTGACTGTTTCGACTACAACCGGGTCGTCTTCAATAACACCTACTGACATCACTATTAAAACAGAAACAAGTGCTTCTGATTGGTCTACCACTGATGAGTGGGGAAGATTAGTTTTTTATAGTGATGATGTAAGTAATGGCGGGGCTAAAGCTCACGCTACAATAGGCGTATCCCCAACAGCATCTGGCGGTGGATTATCTAAATTAGTATTCAAGACTTCTAATTCTACTCCATCGTTAGTTAAACGTATGGACATAGATGAAGTCGGCGACATTTCCTTCTACGAGGACACCGGCACCACGCCTAAGTTCTTCTGGGATGCGAGTGCGGAGCGGTTGGGACTAGGAACGACGAGTCCTTCTACGCCTTTAGACGTAACGACTGCTGGCGGCGGTAATTTTGTCGCCACGTTCCAAAATACGACTTCCGCCACGCCCTATGGCGTATGGATCAAGGAGCCGGCATCGGCAGCTAATAGCTACCCGTCACTTCAAGTTACGGACAGCACGGGAAGTACCGTAAGGTTTAGAGTAGATAGCGGGACGGGCAACGTCGGGATTGGGACGAGTTCGCCTTCTGGAAACCTCCATGTAGACGGCGGAGAGGTATTTTTTACCTCCACAGGTAACTCAAAACTTCAAATTAAGGCAGGTAACACGTCATCGTCGTTTATTGAGTTTGGCGATCCAGATGATGGAAATGTGGGTCGATTGCTTTATTCACATGCTGACAACAGCATGCAGTTCACTGTTAATGCGTCCGAAGCCATGCGCATCGATAGCAGCGGCAACGTCGCCTTGGGGAATGGCGCTTACATCGGGACACTTTCGTCTGCTCACTCGTTATCAATCCAAGGCGGTGCTGGCGCTCCGGGCGGGAAGATTACGCTCTACGGCGGCACGGGGTCTAATCGGATTGACTTCCTTATTGGCGCAAGCGAAGCCGCCCGCATCGACTCCAGCGGCAACCTTCTGGTGGGGAAGACGAGTACATCAATTGGAACTGCGGGTGCAAGAATAACTGCTGATGGTGGTGGGCAATTTGTAGTAAATAGTTCGGAATGCGTTGCATTAAATCGTCTAACATCTGATGGTAATATCGCTCTATTTATGAAAGACGGCACCACGGTGGGGACTATTAATTCCTACGCTGGAACGCGCTTGGGGATAGGATCAAACGGTGTTGCAGGAATCCTTTTTGCCACAAATGAAATACTGCCTGCTACGTCTGGGCTAACACTTGCTGATAATACTTATGACGTAGGAAGCGCAAGCTATCGCTGGGACGATGTATACGCCACCAACGGCACGATTCAAACCTCCGACCGTAACGAGAAGGAAAACATCCGCGAGCTGCTAGAGGCCGAGGCGCGAGTGGCACAAGCGGCAAAGGGCCTGCTCCGTGCGTTCCAATGGAAAGACTCCGTGGCCGAAAAAGGCGACGACGCCCGCATTCACTTCGGCATCATTGCCCAAGACCTACAGGCAGCCTTTGAAGCTGAAGGCTTAGACGCTGGGCGCTACGCAATGTTCATCCACTCAACGTGGACCGACGAAGAAACCGGCGAGGAGCGGAGCCGCATGGGTGTGCGGTATTCAGAGCTTCTAGCCTTCATTATTGCAGCACTTTAAGGAGCCTAACCGATGAGTTACCTAGGACAACAACTCGGTCAAGGCCAAGCCGAGCGATTCGTATACACGGCCACAGGCGGCGAAACCTCAGTAACCTCTGATGATGCAGGGCGGGCTATTGCGTACACCGTAGGCCAAGTAGACGTTTACCTGAACGGCGCCAAGCTGATTAACGGCTCGGACTTCACTGCGACTACGGGCACCAGCATCACGGGTCTTGCGGCCCTGACGGCCTCTGATGTTGTGGAGGTCTTTGCCCTAAGTATCTTCCAAGCCTCTGACACCGTGAGCGCCTCTACGGGTGGTACGTTCAACGGTAACATCACGATCAATGCTGATCTTACGGTTGATACGAATACGCTGTTTGTTGATGCGTCTGCGGATGCGGTGGGGATTGGGACCAGCAGTCCAAACAGCTATAGCGGCTTTACAACACTTACGTTAGATGGCACTAGCGGTAGCTTATTAGATTTAGAAGTAAACGGAACTTTAACTGGTGAAATTTATGCCGATGCTAGCTTTGGTATTGGGATGCAGGCTATTGGCTCACGGGACATACAGTTTAAAACAAACAACACCGAACGCATGCGTATCGACTCATCAGGCAACGTCGGGGTTGGGACTGATTCGCCAAGCACAACGTTAAGCGTTCAGGGTGGATCAGCAAACGGCATTGAGCTAGATCAAGATAGCGATTTGTCTACGGACAGCAACCGTTTATTTTTTACAACAAGCGGCGGCTCAAATGCGATCTATAGTAGCAGCGGCGCGCTTCGCTTTACGACTGGGGCTACAGCCGGTTCATCTAGCGGCGCCGAAGCCGCCCGCATCGACTCCAGCGGCAATCTGCTGGTTTCTTTTACTAGCGAAAGCCAGTGGACTAATACCGCAGGCTTTGCAACGCGCTCCAGCGGTTCAACGACTATCACCAGAAGCTCTGCCCAGCCTTTGCTTGTTAATCGTCTTTCGAATGATGGAGAGATTGCGGTTTTTTATAAAAACGGCACCACGGTAGGGTCGATTGGTAGCGCCCTTAAATCTTCTGTTTCACGGTTGATGATAGGCACAGGTGATACAGGGTTATACTTTTTCGACACTATTAACGCAATCTACCCCGTTAATACGACGACTGGTGCTGATAGAGATAATGCGGTTTCTTTAGGTGATAGTTCATCCCGCTTCAAAGACCTTTACCTGTCAGGCGTTGCTAAACTTAACTTTATAAATCATAGTGAAACAATTTACCCGACAAGCGATGCGGCAGTTGACATAGGCACTTCCAGTGAAAGATACCGTAACCTCTACCTCTC